TTTCCCGCCTGTTGTGGCAGATAAGCTTCACTCTCGGGTTAGGAAAATCTATGCAGGCTACCGAGCCAGGGTCGTCGAAGTCCACTATGACCACAATCTCATACTCTGGATACTCCGTGTTCTCAAGAATCGAAGAAATGCATCTTCTCAGCTTCTCATACCTCTGTCTGGTGGGTATGAGGATTGAGACTTTTTGATTCATTCAATTCATCCTGTATTTCTAACTCTCCAGACTGTGGAATGTAGAATCTGATGGAGAACAGATTTTTATCTTTGTATTCATCCCAAATCCTGTCTATCTCTTTTTTTAAAGAAGCTGTTATATTTTTTTCTCCTTTTATTGGGTATTCCTTCCTAAAAACCCTAAGTCTACTATTGATTTTCAACTCCACATTATCACCGTAGTAGAGAATCTCCACATTGACCATTATCTGCTCCTTGTTTGATTATATTTTTTATTTCACGCTCATACGATGCCCTATTTAGTCTCTTTTAGACCCAAAATAAGAAATACATCGTTTTCTGCGGGATTGAGGCAGAATACCACCTCAAATGTCCTCGTTCCTAGCACAAATCTATCCTTCTCAGTTATGGTTATCCCAATCGGGTAATCAATGCAAAATTTGTAGTCAGCCACAACATCCTCTTTGCCCGTCATCATCTGCTCCCTTGCAGGCAGGGGTATCAATGCTCCTTTTATTCTCCTGATAGACTGCCAGGAGAAAGTCTGTCCGCCTATCGGGTTTGTGGTGGCAGTCAGCCGTTGCAGGGTTAGCTCTTTCTTTTTGCCGAACATTACTTCTTTGACCTCTCTTCGTATTTCTTCTCTATCTCCTGAATCAGTGCTTTGAGTTGCTGGAGTTTGTGTTTGTTGTCGATGATGAATTCTTCCCACTCGTTGGTTTTGTTAAATAGTATTTTCAGTGCCCACTTCAAGCGAATCCAGAAGGGCATTTTCACTATCTGGACAGTCAGGAATGCCCACTGTTCGTCTACATCCTCGGGCCAGTAGGTGAGAGCCAGATAATGACTTCCACACTCGCACCTAATGCTTACTTCTCTATATTCTCCCATTATATCCCCCTAGATTATAGGTCTCCTATATGAGTTGAGGATTCTCACTGCTTCCTCAGGGAAATCTCCCCTGTATTTTGCCCTTACTCCTCCCAAATCATAGGAGTCCACGCCGAAAGAGGAATCATTCCTTTTCTGGTAGAAAAACTTCACCAGCACCTTGATAGCTAGTTTTAAATCGTCTGGCATATCAGAGGAGGAATACCCGCCCGTGTAGTCTACGATGACATTATTATGCCCTTTCGTGAATCCGCCTGAGTAGTAGATGTAGCCCTCGTCCGAGTATACCTCGAATTCCGTCAGTGGCTCTTCTGGTATCTCTAGATAAGCATACTGAGTTCCACCCACCGCCCCGCAGTAAGCACCGTAGCGAGGCAAAAGCTCGGTAGACTTATGGGAAGCATAGTCAGAGTGAACCACCTCACCAGACCAGCCTTTCCCTAGGGCCGTGATAGCGTCCGCCATCAACGTCAGGGTAGAGTAATCGGCAAAAAGCAGGGTATCCGTGCCCGCATTGTCCCCACCGCTTACCGTGAGGACTATGCCAGTGGAGTTGACGGTCACAATTGCCCTCGTTGCGTCGCTGGAAGAGTTATGGACTTTCAGCCCATTTTGCGTGCCTATCGCCAGACGCTCCACTGATATAATAGGATAGTTGTCCAGGTATAACTCTGCTTCCCCTGTTCCGTCGTATAAGTCCTTTGTGTAAGAAGTCTCCTCGAAGTCCCGTCGGCAATACTTCTTGACCATTTTCTCCACGTCCGTGTGGATGGTATCGATTACTGCCGTGGGATCTCCGTGCGATTCCTGGTCGGATGTGATTGACTGTGCTGCTGTGGGATCTGAGGTGAACCCGAAAGTTAGTGCGGCATCGGAGTCTGAGACATCTATGGTGATGGTATGCCCTTCCCCCACGTCTATGGTAAACTTCCTAGTGCTGGAGTTGTATGTTACTGTGGAGGATATAGAGAAAGCGGAGTTTATCTTACCCTGCAGTTCCTCTGCCAGCTCGCTCCCCGAGTATGTCCCGTCACTGCATTCTACATTGGTATATGCCCCGCTATCGTAGGACATCTCCAGGACGTCATTGTTAGCCGTTATTTCGAAATAATCCTCGTCAACATCCAAGAAATCCAGGATGTCCGAAGATGACACTATTGACATTTTTATCCCCTACCTAATATTAGAATATAGCCAGCTAGCGTTATCACCACAGGAATCAGACCCGCCAGGAAACCCCATACGCCTGCCTTAACCTTCAGAGTCGAGGTATCGATAAGAAGTTTTTCTATTTTCCTATTCAATCCCTCATAATTGCTATTTAGTCGCTCCAGTTCTTTGAGAATAAACTTTTTCCACTCGTTCCAGTTGTTTTCACCTGGTGGCATCTCTATCAGCTCCTATCGGATGTAAAGTATCACCTTTCCGCCCTTGCTGTCCCCTGCATTGCTTACAGCCAGGCTCAGCACTCCATCAACCGCCACAGGTTGCATATTCCCGTCCGTCCCGTTGGTCACAACTGGCACAACATCCGTGGAGGTCGAGTTGGACAGGTTAGCCCCCAGCCCCTCCAGAACATCTATGCCGTCCGTATCGTTCAGAACCACGTCGTATTGATCTGTCGGCTGTGTCCCGCCAGAATCGGGGATGAAGCAAACCCTGAGAATCTGTCCTGACAGCGCCTTCGTATCAACGGTGGCATCACCAGAGGCATCGGATGTCCAGTCCAGCGTGACTTTCTTGACCGTCCGTGTCTCCGAATATGTTATGCTTACGCTTCCTGCCATTGATTTTCACCTCAATCAGCTTATTTTCCCTCTTTTAGATAATTGCATAAAGAAGCGAGGAGATTGGTAATGTCAGCTCAGATATTTTACCTTGCCGTCACTCAGGACGTATGTCCCCGTAGCAGCGTCTTTGGCAACTGAGCAATTTACAGTTAGGCGGCTATCTATTGCACTGATAGAACAATTATCCGTAGTAGTCTGATAGTAGAAGGGTTTGTCCCAGGGATAGGAGGGATAGGAGCATTCCTTGACTTCAATGTAATAGGGATACCGCCACCTGTCGTAATGGTGGTGATGGTGCTCCTCGACTACCTTCTTCTCCTTCTCCACGATGATAGTCGAGACTTCCCTCGCCTTCTGCGACTTTTTCTGTCTCTCCTCTATCAAGTCCAGCCTTCCTGCCTTGATATTGTCCAGATCCTGCTTGAGTATCCTTATTTCCTCTTCCAGCTCTTTTTTCTTCTTTGTCTTCTCCTCGATCTTCTCCAGCGTCTGTTTTATTGCTTCTTTGATTAGTTTTACTTGCTTTTCTCTCTCCTCTTTCTCAAGCTCTTTTTCGGCAAGCTTGACTAGCCCTTTTTTGTCTTTCATTCTGTCTCTCCCGTTGTTTGTTATTTATTTCTCCTCGCTTCTTTTCTGGAATTTTTCGCACTCCAGAGCATATTTTGTCGGTTTTTTCTGCATTTCAGAGCATACCCGTTTCTCTATCTCTTCCTCGAATAGACAAATAGCCCAGTCGAAGAATATTCTGGCGGACTTCTCCGCATTGCCTTTGAAGGTTATCTTCTCGCCAGTGAAATCTAAGCGTCCTATCTCTTCCCCATTATTATCTGTAAAAGCCATATAGTGTGGAGGACAAATATCTGCCCTTTTTATGCCATTTTGAGCCAGAGCAGAGTAGAAAGCCGTATCGGACGGAGAGCTATTTTTTATCATCTTTGTTCTCCTGTTTTATGAGCCTTCCCAGTTTCAGCAGATCCATCGGCTTGATGTTTATATCCCCCAGCTGGTCGATGGTGATAGGCTCGAACTTGATTTCTATCTCCTGCTCGGCTAGCTCGTCGTATTCCCTGTCGAACGCCTTTTCATCTTTCATTACATATCTGCCGTCCTTGACGATATACTTTCCTTTCTCATCTCGCTTCGCATACCTGTCCACTAGTTTCATCCTGGTCTCATTGAATATCTTGAACTCCCTCGCCAAGTCTCGGAAAGTTCTGGTAAACCAGTATGCCGTCTTAACTGGCAGTTTCTCCTCAAGGATGACAGGCAGAGCTTCCATTATCGGTTTGAGCTCGCCAAGTTTTAGTTTCATTTTCTCCTCCTAGTTCGAGTCGGGGCGCACCAGGCGCCCCAGGCTCAGTTATCTATCTATTAGCTTGCGGCGTAGTAAGGAATGTATCTCTTCGTGCCGTCGACATTCACGTTAATCCATCCGGTCTCTGCAGTAGCGCTCGGATCTATGGTCGAGGCATCTCCATCCTTGAAGTCAATCATCACTTTGTCAGCGGTGAGGTCTATCGAGGCGCCAGTAGAGAAAACTAGCTCATCGGCAGACTCATCCCACAACATATACGCTCCCGATGTAGCCCCGAAGAATTTGACATCGTGTCCTGTGTCATCCTTGCCAACTGTGAGCGTCCCTTTTAAGGTGACGTTCAGAAGTTTTGAGTCGGCCCCGATAAGGAAAGACGTCGAGGCGGCTGCTCCTTCCACTTCAAAGTTCGTTCCATCGAAGTTGAAGGTTATGTCGCTTCCATCCCCGAAGACCACTAAATCGCCGTCTCCCATTTTGATGTCGGCCTTGTCAAAGACCAATGCATCGGCGCTTTCATCCCAGAGCATATACGCCCCTGAGGTATCGCCAAAAAACTTCACATCCAGACCGTCGCCACTCACTCCGAAATGAATCTGCGCACCATTGCCTGTGACAGACTCGTAAAAACGTAAATTTCCACTTGTTCCTCTGAAAGTTGATCTTACCTTTGTTACTGGCATTGCATATCATCTCCCATACGCATATAGCGTTGTAGCAGTGGTTCTGCTATTTTCTCCTCTTATGCGGGCCTTTCTTCTCCAGAAAAGACCCGCTGAGGTGTCTTTTTTCCATATAATCGCCAGGCTTAGCTCGTCGGGCTATACCACGAAAAAGCAGTGCCCTTGCCTCCTCTTCGGGGAGGTCCAGCACGCTCCCGCCGATATAGCCCAGCCAGTCCTTTTTGAGCCTAATGAACATTTTTCGTTCTCACAATCCCTTTGGACTTGCCTGGCTTCTTTACCATCTTATTCTTCACTGGCTCGGCTATATTTTTCTCCAAGAGAGCCTGCCCCACTTTCTCTTCCACTTCCACTGTCTCTCCTTGTTCCCACCATCGCCAGCGCTCAACCAGCTTAACCTTCATTCACTTCTCCTCTAGCTCAGCGCACTAACAGGGACATCCTCGGCATACCTGGGCTGGCTGAGTATAGCTATCACTCCGCCGTCACAGGGATCGTCCGCTACCTCAGTCATCTTCAGCCTCACATATTTATCCGTCCCGTCCAGATTCGCAGCATCTACCTCTATGATGTAGACCTGGTCTGCCCCTGCAGTGGTGGTAAAACCAGAGCTGGTGGCAGCAGTAGGAGCACTGAAAGTGTCCCCGGATGTGCATTTCCTGTATGTGAACGCTATGGCTGTGGTGTTGCTAGGGGTTGTGTCGTCGCAGGACTCAACAGTTATCGTTGCTGTTCCTGTATCCCCCGGCCCTTTATGCAGTATGAAGGTGCATCTGCGGTAGTTCGCCATACTGATTACATCAGTGGCAGGGTCACCGTTGAAGATGTCCTCGTAGGCCGATATAAAATTGGAGTCTCCACAGTTTACCACGTGGATTTCGTCCATCAACATTTTCTTTCACCTCTTTCTAGAATTCAAAAAGGGGAGACTGAAAAATCTCCCCTGTAAAAATCACTATGCTCTTGCAGCCAGTGTTACATACGGGCTCAGAGTATCGCTGGAATATCTGGGAGTCAGGGCTGACTTCCACCAGGGCTGTCCGTCGACTCTGAACACAAACCTGAATGCGGTCTGGTCATAGTCGAACTTCAGGTGTATACTGGTAGCAGTCTGTATTCCCTGCCCTCTCTTTTGTCCCAACAGATACTCAGACCAGTCAACGAAGAAGATGTCCCCCTTGTCCCCGAGCTTCTGGCAATGCTCGGTGAAAATAAGAGGCTTGCCTAACAGGGTGTCGAAGGGCTGTCCAGCCGCCTGGTTCGCAGGCAGGTAAACAGGCACTCCACCAGTCCCCACAGCCAGGCTCATTGTAGCCAGCTGAGAGAAGGTGTCGTCGTTTGCCAGCCATACTGCATTCTTCCTGTTGGCGCTGGGCATCCTGGCATACATCTTCACTATGTTCTCGAAGACTATCGTGTCAGCTGCCTGTCCTGACTCTTTGGACACCGTCACCAGTGCAGGAGCGTTTATTAGCCCGAGGGGCTGTCCTGCTCCCGTCCCGTTGATTAGTATGTCATCCATAGTCCAGGCAAAAGCCTCGGTAAACATCTTGTTCAGAAGAGGCTCCAGGCTGATCGGGGAGTCCTG